AGCAATAGTCATCCATCGCGCTAGGTTATCCGCAAAACAAAAGGCGGTCAATGCCGCCCTTTGTCTCCCCTTGCTGTTGACGTTGTTATGAAACTAAAAAAGCGTTGAAATAATGCTTAAAAAGATTGTCTAGTTGACTGCTATCAATCCAACGGTGATGGCCATAATCCACATCATTATCGCTTTCACCAATATAATATTCATATTTACATCTCATAAATGATTTATCACTGTTAATCATTCTTTGGTCATAAACCATTACAAAGTTGTGATGCACGGGTGGAAGTTCAGGCCAACCATCAGTTTTGCTGTAATCTCGCACATATTTCCAAATCATTGTTCACTCCAATCTGGGTTTTCTACTACTCCCGACCCGTGACATACATCGCAATCATCTTGCACCTCGCTGCCACAAGGGTCATTGGCTCCGCGCTTACCAACCCAAAAGATAAGCCAGCCATAGCCCTGACACTCAGGGCATTCAATGTCATCCACTGAACCGCACCATCAAGCTCCAGATGTTATAATCATCTGTGATGGCATTGGTTCCCAGCGTGATAACCAGCGCAGTCAATACAAGCATTCCAATCGTATCTTTAACCATCTTAAACCCCCAATACACTATGCCCACGACCGCGCAAGCATTCATTCAACCATTTGATTTCCGCACCAAACTGCAAAGGCGACAAGGCTTCTTTGACTAGCTGGCGACACTCAGTAAGGTCGCGCTGGTAAAGCTGTGCTTTATCACCACTGACCCGCAGATCAGCAACCGGCGTATAACTACAACCGGTTGCCAATATTGCTATGACGAACAGGCGGAGCATTATGCCACCGCCCTTAAAAGTTGCTCGACCGGCTTGCGGCAATGCTTGTAATCATCGCGTGTCAAAAACTTAACATCGCTATAAAAGCACAACCAACAGCCAAGACCGCTGACAAAAATCTGATCATCATCAGCTTCAATTTCCAGCCGCGCAATCAAGGCATTAGCATCGAACCGCTTACCGCCGAATGGATAAATGCCTTTGTGAATGGCACGCACAAAAATCGTCAAGACCTTTTCTTTCAGTTCTTCAACCGATTTTACAGCCACTGGCATTTGAAAACGCTCAAAAAGCAGATAATCAGAAATCCGATCACCGCTGTTGCCATACATTGCTTCCGCATCATCAAAATAAAATGTAGTCATTTTGCAAACTCCCGTTTTGCTGTGATAGGCGGGGCTGTTAAGCCGCCGCCCCTTTGCGTTTTGCTATCCGCTCTGCTGCGGTTTCGCCGTCAATTTCCAGCTTACAGTTTGTTTTTGCAAACCAGCCAACAGTGTCACGACCCCATTCATTGCAATCAATTTTGACGCGCTTTGCAGTAACGTCCAAAACCGTAACTGCAATCCACATATATTTGTCGCACCAGCTAGGGCTTAACCAAACCGCATCGCCTTTTTTAATTTCGTTTGTCATTTTGGAACTCCCGTTTCCTTGTTGATGACTTAACGTGCGCCTTTATTTGCACATTGTCAACACCCATTCACATCTTTTTACACATCCGCACCAATCTTTTTTAATTCGGCGATAACGTCCGGCCGGTTTTGCTTGTAATAGGTTCGCATACCATCGGTCAGCCCTTTCCACTGATCCAGCGTCACCATCTTGCGCTGCGGCGGTGTCCATTCGCTTGATTGCCCGTTAAAGGGCTTAGAATGGCCTGTGACGCGCTTTGGCTTCTTTTTGCTATCTCTTATGCACCAGTTCTGCCAGAACGCTGTGAGGTCAACGTAGGCGGCTTTGTTGCCGTTCTGCTTATCCCATAGCCGGATTGCCTCTAATACGTCAGCGGCATCCAAACCTTTGCTTTCAGCAAACTGGCGATCAGCCTCATCAGGTTCCCAGTCAACAACTTTAGTTTTCGCCTTATTTCTTTTTAACGGTTCTTTAATGGTTATGGGTGCATCTGGTGCAGGGGTGTCCTGCATCTGGTGCAGGGGTGCGAGATATGCAGGGGTGTATTCTGTTGACCTTCCAGACCGATAATTTCGGATCAGAAAGCCACCATCTTCCAGCTTCTTTAACTTTGCCCGAACGGTTCGTTCCGCTGCACCGGTAACGTAGCAGATATGACCGACAGACGGCCAAGCAACGCCCCTTGCATCATTGTGGTGGTTCGCAACTACGATCAAAACCAGCTTTGCCAGCGGGTCTTGAACAGGCGCATCCATCGCCCAATCTAATGCTTTAATGCTCATCGTGCAAAATCTCCAAGGTTAGGGCTGCATAGCCGATAATGTCCAACAGACTGTCAGCGTGGCTGCATTCGCTGTTTGCCAGCCTTGACAGCTTCATAGCAATCATCATCGCGCCGAATTGTTCCGGCGTAACGTCTTTGCCGACCACCATACTCATCATCTGGCTGGTTTGCGTCCAGTTTTTACGCAGATCGCCATAGCTGGCACCGCGTTCATTTAGTATTTGCTGCACTTTCTCCAGTGCTTCAGATCGTTTCATTTAATTCCCTAACCATATGAAATTCAGTTATTGGCACTTCGGCCATTAGCCCATAATCACGCTCTATGCCGCGATCCCTTCGCCCACCAACAGTCGTGTGGAAATCCACCTTAAAGCTGCAAGCCCCAATCCAATCAGTCCAGCGCACTATTAAAAAAGTCGGTATGCCGGTCTCGAAAGCAACTTGCCGCGCATACATCATTTTATGAAGATGGATCAGTGACGTTTTATAGCGGTCACGCGGGAATGTGCGACACTTGACTTCGGCAAACGCTTCGATCTTGCCTTGCCGCGTCAATGCAAAGTCTAGCTGGCAATACTGTGGCAGTTTGACCGGCTCACATTTCCAAGCTGTGCCGATTTCAGCAATCGTCAGCATTTCCATTTTCAGATTGTGTTCTGTTTCCAATTTCAACTCCCGTGTGGATCATCTTGCAAACCGGACAAACCCACTTATCCGGTTCGATTTCAACATAACTGCGGCACTTAGGGCATCGCCCTTGCTCGTATAGCCGCTGAAATTTCCCGTCACCCTTTTGGATCATTAAAATAGCCCCTTGGGAAAAACGGTATGACGTTTTGACGTTTTGACGTTGTTGCTATGAAATCAGCGCGAATAACGCCCAAAGGCTCAACGCCATTATCGCTGTTACGCGGCAATACACGCACCTCAACGCCCGTTTTGCTTTTGAATATCTCAACGGTCAAATCTTTAACGTCAATCCACGTTTCGCTGGAAATCATCACATATTCGCGGTCTCCCACGGTGTCCATATTACGCCCCATTTGCAAGCATCTCCCGAATTATCATCATTGCAGTGTCAAGATCAGTTTCAACGGCATATCGCCAATCATATTGTTCAGCTATATCTTGGTTTGCCGTATAGCCAGCAAGCCCCACGATAGCCGCCACCGGCAAGCGCACGCGGGTTTTCATCCTGTCCAGCCGGTAAAACAGCACTGGCAGCTTTTCAGCGACAGCAGCGGCGGTGCAGACCTGTGACCACCATTCGCCCGATACGCCGGATTTGTATCTTTTGCATTCAATAACCAGCGGAAAGTCGCAATCGGTTGTCACCAGATCGCCAAGGTGCGCTTGTCGCGTTTGGTCAAGTTCGCGCACAAAATTAAGCCCAAGATGCTCATAAAGTTCTTTGGCTATCTCATATTCATAGCCGCGACCTTTGTTTCTTGATTTGCTTCCACTCATTGCAAGCCCCTTTCGATTTTGCCTAGCATTGCCTATCACCCACCAATCTGTAAAGCAAAAAAATAACTGTTGCGCTTTGGGAACGATCTGGGTTAGGGTGTTGCTATGAAAAAACGGGAAATCAGTGAATTGTGGACAAGCGCAGGGTTCAGCCATTTATCGGCCAGCCAGCTATTACGCTCACCGGCCAAGTGGATATTCGATTATCTGCATCTAACATCAGACGAACGCCGCGATGTTGGCGTTGGTGAACGTGCGGCTATTGGAACCAGCGTGCATACGGCGGTGCAGTCAATAGTGTGCCACGGCGCAGATATAGATGAAGCTATTGAAGCCGCGCAGATCGCTTTTGACTTCCACCCAGCCGATGAAGATGATGTGCTGCGTGTGAAGTTTCGTGAAGTCATCCCTGCTATGGTGCATCAGGGCGTGAATATTTGTGTAGAAAACGGGTTCACAGGCGCGATTGATGAAGAACGCATTGAATGTTGGTTAGATGATGTGAATGTGCCGATACTTGGCTTTGTTGATCTGCTTGTTGAAGGCTCGATGTTTGGCGAGATGAAAACCAAAGCACCGCGCAAAACAAAGTTGTTGAAAGACGGCACGCAGGGCTGGGCAAAGGCGACACTGCCTAAAAAGCCGGAGTTTGCACATATATGCCAAGCTGCAATTTACTGGCACGCGCTGCGCGTTACGCCGTCAATCATTTACATCGCAAAACACGATGCCGTTATCTTCAACGCATATAACTGCGAGGAATTGCAAGCGGACGGGATAACGTACGCTTTGAACGAAATGCGGCAAAAGGCATTGATCCGGCAAAATCTATTGCGCGTTAGCACTGACCCAAAGGTGCTGGCATCCATCACCGACCCAGACTGGGGTCATATGTACCAGTGGAAAATGAAAACCGAATGGCTTGAAAGGGCAAAAGAGTTATGGAAAATCTAAAACTGCACGCGGCGTTGGCCGATGTTAGAAAGGCGGCTAGTGTCGGCAAATCTGGCAAGAACCCTATGTTCAAAAGCGAATATTCAACGCTTGGTGACGTTCTTACCGCGCTGGATGTGTTGCCCGAATATGGGCTGTCATTTGCACAATATTTCCAAGATGGTGCATTGGTGACGACAGTGGTGCATTTAGAGACTGGCGAAAAGATTAGCAGTTTTTTGCAGATCAGCCCAGAAAAAGACACGCCGCAGTCGTTCATTAGCTGCGTGACATATTTCCGGCGTGCAAGTTTATTGACGATGTTCGGATTGAATGCGGCTGACGATGATGGTAACTTAGCTAGTCAGCGTGGCGCGGTTCCCTCCCGTCCGCAGCCTGCTAACAAGAGGCCAGTCGCTGCATCCACTCCGGCGGCTGGCCTCGCCTCAAATAATGTTTTAGCTGAAAAATTAGATGCCTGTAAAAGCGTGCGAGATGTCAACGCGCTTTATACAACGCTGTATGGTGGC